CAGAAAAACTACTCATCAGCACAATACGAACCATCACCATCAGGCATATGGGAATCAGAATGGTTGCAAGTATTCAAACACAACCGATGGGTGAAGTTTTATAAAGTCAATAAATCAGATGACGATAAACTAACTAATACAAAACTATTGGGAGATGAACAGAATTTAGAGTATATCACACAAGCACAGCTGCTTGACTTGTTGAAACAAAAGTGATATAATTGCTAAATGAATGATAAAAAGTGTATAAATAATATTATATTTACAATTAAATATACAATAATACATACAACAATACATACAAGGAGTATATACAATGTCAAGTGCATTAGAAGCCCTAAAAAAGTCAAAGTCTAATTTTGACGCTCTAACAAAGAAGTTAGAAAATACAATCGAACAACCAGAAAAGAAAAACAAATACCAAGACGATAGGTTATGGAAACCTGAACTAGATAAATCAGGTAATGGTTACGCTGTAATCAGATTTTTACCTGCTGTAGAAGGTGAAGATATGCCATGGCAAAGAGTCTGGCACCATGCGTTTCAAGGACCAGGTGGTCAATGGTATATTGAGAACTCTTTAACTACACTAAACAAAAAGGATCCTGTTAGTGAAGAAAACACAAGGTTGTGGAATACAGGCATAGAAGCCGATAAAGAAATTGCAAGAAAGAGAAAAAGAAAATTACAATATTATTCTAATATCTTTGTTGTAAGTGATCCTAAACATCCAGAGAATGAAGGCAAAGTATTCTTATTCAAATTTGGTAAGAAGATATTTGATAAGATTACAGAAGCAATGAATCCTGCTTTTGAAGATGAGAAGGCAGTTAACCCATTTGATTTTTGGGAAGGTGCAAACTTTAAACTAAAGATCAGAAAGGTTGATGGCTACTGGAATTATGATAAATCAGAATTTGAGCCTATATCTAAATTAAAAGATACAGATGAGGAGATTCAAAAAGTATGGTCTGCTCAATATGCTCTAAAGCCCTTCATTGATCCTAGTAATTTCAAGTCTTATGATGAACTCAAAGAGAAACTGAATAAGACTCTTACAGGACAAAGAAGCACGGAATCTGTTGCAGATATTGATCTCCCACCTGCTAGTGATAGCATACCAGTATCTAACGGATCTGTGGAGAAAGTTGAATCGTCTAACGACAGCGATGACCTGTCGTATTTTAGTAAATTAGCTGAAGACGATTCGTAATCTATCTCTCTCACTTTCTCAATATGGGGTGCCTTCGGGCACCCTACTTTATCATGTTATACGAACTCAACAAAACATATCACAAGAAATTTGAAGATGTAAAGTTTGACAACCTAGACGAGGTGTCATTACTCAAAGCATTTCTAAATGGTAGCACTATATCAAGGTTTATAGAGTTATGGTTGGCAAGAAACTATGACAAACTTATGGACAGCGATACGGTAGAATATGACCTATGGGACTTTGAAAAGAAACGAAAAGTAGAAGTAAAAAGTTTTACAAAAGGTGGTTGTAATTTTATGCCTAGTTATATGATAGGTGCAGGTAGAAAACTAGAAGAGGAAAAAGCATACGAGTATATTGACGGCAAGATATTTTGTATCGTAGATATTATAGACTACCCTAACATATATTATAAGTTTGTAGAAGGCACATCATTACAATTTGATTACCCTAAATTTAAAATACCATTTAAAGATAGAAGACAATTTTTAAAAAGTCTTTAGTGTATCTTCGGTAAGTATTACAAACTTCATATTTCGTTTATGACACCATGCGTAGGCCGTAGACCATTTACGCCTATTTCTTTCATAAGTCAATAGTGCATTTCTATAAGTCTTTGTAATACGCAAAGGTTTTTTAGGTTTGCGTGTTTGTGCTTTAGGTTTGATTTCAATTAAGAACTTCTTATAAGTGCCATTAGATTGCCTTACTTTCATGTAGAAGTCAGGAAAGTATCTATGTGGTTTATTATCAATTGAGCGATACCATATCGCTATTTCTTCACTACCCCACTCTATCACATCCTTGGTTCTATCACAATAACCACAAAACTTTTGCTCCCAAGACGAACGGCAAATTATGTTCTTTGCGTCACCCTTGTATTTTGCAGGGTTCATAGGTGTGAATTTTCGTTGATATGGTCGTTTATCTATATTCTTAAACTTAACAAACTTCTTCATAAATCTATTTATTATACACATAAATAGTAGTATGGCAAGCGTATTTGATAGAATCAAAGTAAGAGCAGGCGATACAGATAGGTCTGCTACCTGGTATAGATCACAAGTAAATAGAATTGCTAGTGGTAAGACAGCAGGTCAATTGTTTAGAGAAGGCAAACTACAAGCAAGACCTAGTGTAGGGCGTCTAAATCTATTTGGGTATAATCCTAAATTAAGAGCAAAACTGCCTTACTATGATATATTCCCACTTGTATTACCTTTAGAACCAATCAAAGGTGGTTTTATGGGTATGAACTTTCACTATCTGCCACCTCTATTAAGATTTAGATTGTTAGAGCGTATGCAGGCAAGAGCAAGTGATAGAAGATTTGATAGTAATACAAAGTTTGAAGTCAATTATGATGATGTAAAAAGTATAAAGATTGTAAAACCAACAATCAAAAAATATCTATACGCATATTGTCAAACAGGTTTTTTAAGAATAAATGCTGATGACGCTGCTATTGCCATATACTTGCCTGTGCAAAGATTTAAAAAGGCGCCTGAGGCGACCGTATATGCAGATAGTAGGAAATTTCTATAATGAGTGTAATAAGTGTAGGTAAAAGAATAGGCGATTTAGATATACGATTAGGTATACCACCTAGTAGAGAACAATTTAGTGTTAGAGAAACCAATCGTAGAATATCTGCTAACAATGTTTCATCTAATTACAATTCAGTTTATAATGTCTTTAGATCAGGCATGACACAGGCAGGTGGGTTTGCTAGACCAACAAACTTCATAGTGACCATTGATGGTCCTAAAGGTCTGTTAAGAGAACAACAAGTATATCCTGATATAGACGCATTAGAACAAACTGCTAGATTAAGAAGATCAGCAGAATTATCAAATGCTATCAAAACAGCAATGAAATATCGTATGGACTTATTTTGTTCAAATGTTTCAATGCCAGGTAAAACTATAACAGATGATGTCAACGAAACATTTTATGGGCCAAGTAGAAAGATTGCTAAGAATGTAAGTTTTGAAGAAATAACATTAGAGTTTTATACAAGTGTTAATTTTGAAGAACGATTATTTTTTGAAGCATGGCAGAATATGATTGTTGATCCTATATCTCACAATGTAGGTTATTATGATGACTATGCTAAAGATTGTATGATAACAATTACACCACTAACTAAAACATTTACAGCAGCACTTGCTAACTTTGAACCTACAGGTGACGCAGGATTAGATAGACAACAATTAAGACAATCACTAGGTGATCAATCAGGTCAATCAGCATTTCAAGTGCAATGTTATGAGGCATGGCCTAAATCAATTGCAGCCACGCCATTAGCATATGACGCTACTAATCAAATAATTAAAACAAGTGTGACCTTTGCATATAGAAATTATGCTACAACAGCATGGAACTTTCTAGCAGCAAACAATGTAGATGAATTTAGAACATTAAATAGAGAAGAATATAGAAACAATACGACAGCAATACAAGGTAACTTTTTAGATAACTTACCTTTTGGTATCGGTAATGAGATAGGTAGAGCAGGTCGTCAAGTCTATGAAACTATTAGAAGGAATTTGCCTATTGGGCGAACAACGGGAGGTCGTGTGTTCCCGAAAGGTCTACCAGACCCTAAAATCATACGAGATATATTTTATTAATAAAGGAGTTAAATAATGAGTTTATCATTTATCAAGGTGCCTGAATATGATTTGACTTTATCAAATAACAATGTGGTTAAGTATAGACCATTTTTGATAAAAGAAGAAAAAGTATTATTGATGGCCGTTGAAAGTAGAGATGAGGCCGAGATGAACAATGCTTTAATTAATATTGTTCAATCTTGCACAATCTCAAAAATAGATGTGACGAAGTTACCAGTATATGATTTTGAATATCTATGGTTAAATATTAGAGGTAAGTCTGTTGGTGAACAAATAGATTTAAAACTAAAATGTCCTGATGACGACAAACAGACCGTAGATTATAGTTTGAAAATAGATGATGTAAAACCTGATCTCAATAAAAAGTTTGAGAGAAAGATTGAATTTCAAAAAGACTATGGTGTAATTATGAAAGTGCCAACCATAAAACATATATCTAATAAGAAGACATTATTAGATTTAAGTTATGGCCTGGTAAGAGATTGCATTGATCAAATTTATAGTGGTGATGAGGTGTTTGAGTCTGCTGATCTATCTCAAAAAGAATTAGATGAGTATGTAAATCACCTTACAACAAGACAATTCAATATGATACGAAAGTATTTTGAATCGTTGCCTGTTGTATCACACCTGATTAAGTATAAGAATCCTAAATCAGGTAAAGACTTTACAATGACTTTACAAGGGGCGTCTGATTTTTTTCAGTAACCCTCTTGCATGAAAGCCTAGAGTCTTATTATAGAACTAACTTTGCTTTAATGCAATACCATAAGTATTCATTGAATGAGTTAGAAGATATGATACCATGGGAGAGGGAGATATATGTTGAAATGTTAATGCAACATATAAAAGAAGAAAACGAGAAAATAAGAGAGAAACAAAGAGGTAAATAATTATGTGGTTTAAAGATATGTTCAGTAAAGGCTGGCAAGAATTTAAGTATGGCATAAGAATGCTATGGCATTTCATAGAGATTGAGATACCAGAACTTATGTCTAACTGGAGATTAATACCTAGACTTATGATGGTCGCTTATGGGTGGGCATTTTACGAAGTCATTACATGGTTTATGGCACTAGACAATCCTAACAATGCACAGGCAGGGTTAGTATCGGTAGTCGTTGGTGCTGGTGCAGGTTGGTTTGCAATCTATGTAAATGGTAAAGCAACTAAAATTAAGAATAAAGACTAATGGCAGAGCAAGAAGTAAAATTTAGAAAACCTAGTGTAAATTTTGAGGCCATCTTACAACAGCAAAGAGCGATTGAAGATGACGAGAAGTTTGCTATATCTGATTCATTACAAACATTTATTGATGAGTCTAGTAAGCAAGCAGGTTATCAGAACCAAGACAAATTAGATAAGGCAGGTATAAGACAAGAGGTAATCAACTTTGTTGAGAACTATACTATATCTAATTTAGATGGCCTAAAAGGTGCAGATTATGATGAGGCATTACAGACGCAGAAATCAACCGATAAACAGATAGAAGAAATATTTAAGTTAAAGGCAAAACAAGGTGGTTTGAATGACGCAGAAAAACAATATATAAGAGATACCGTTCAGGCAACAAATAAAAAGTTAGGTGAGATATTAGGTTTATCAACTAGATTGAAACTTGCATTTAGAGATTTTAAGAAAGAACTTAAACCTTTAAAACTGGCTGCTAGAGTAGGTCTAACAAATATACCTATCATAGGCAAAAGAATTGAGAGAGCAATTCGTGCTGAAGAAGAAGGTGAAGCAGAGGCGCTTCGTATCAAAAGAGGTTTAAGAAAACGAGAAGCAAGAGGTGCTAGAAAAGCAGGTGATTTAGATGTTGCAGAAACACAAACAGAGTCAGAAACACAGCAGACAAAGACACAAGCAAAACAGGCTACAGCACAAATATTAGGAACAG